CACCATGACGTGCAGCAGCACCGCGCCGTCTTCCACCCATCGCTCGGTAACCGGAGAGCCGGAGCCGATGCTCATCTGCTCGAAGCTGTCGCCGTAGCATTCGACGAGCACAAAGGGCGCGGGCTCGGCGCCGGGAACGAAGGTCTCGTTTTCCCAGGCCAGCGGCGTCGCGGTCCAGGCAGCTTCGAGGAAGGTGCGGACGGCGGCGAAGACGGTTGCGCTGCTCATCCGCCGCGCACCCATACCTCGATGGCGCACAGGATCGGCCCGTCGAAGCGAAGCCGGGGCGGCGCCTGGACTGCCCAGGTGCGGCCATCGGCCACCACCTGGTCGCCCTTCTGGACAGGGAACAGGTTGGCGGCGACGATGGGGACCGCATCGAGGATGATGCGCGCATCGCCTTGGACGATGCCGCCGACCAGCTGGTCAGGACCATAGCTGGAAAGCACGCCGAGGGTGCTGGCGCTGCTGAAGGTGGTGCCGGTGCCGAGGCGCCGGCGGAGCGTCATGTCTCGACCATACCGCCGCAGCATGGTCCGGGTGGCATGCGCGATGCTCATGGTGCCTGCAGCTTCCACGGCGCGAGGTAGCCGGCGGTCTGTGGCGGCATGGCTTCGAGGCCGGCACGCGGGTCATGGTAGCTGACCGAGCCGACATCCTGCGCCGATTGCGAGCGGACCAGGGGGTTATTACCCCGGTTCGCGTAGCAGGCCTTGAGCCATTCGAGCGCGGCGCGTTCGAGGTCGTAAGGCAGGTCGGTCAGGGTCAGGAAGCCGGCGCTGTACGTCACCACGATCTTGCTGCCGGTCCACGACGTGCGGCGATCGGCGAACAGCCGGTAGAGCAGCGAGCCGTCGAGCTCATAGTCTGTGACGGCCAGGGTGGTGCCGTCCTCGATGACCGAGGTGATGCTGGGCGCCAGATCCCGGGCCAGGATGATGCAATCGAGCGATTTGGCGGGCCGTTCGGTCTGCCGGAGGGTTTCGCGGCCCCAGCCGGTGCGGCTGCAATGGCGCGCGCAGGCGGCGGAGACCTGAGCGATCAGGCTATCGAGGTAGGCATCATCGGCCGTGCCGGTGACCATGAGCTCGGATTTCAGCGTATCGAGCACGGTGAGGTCGTGCGTGACGGCCGGGGTGATGACCTCGAGCATCAGTACGTCCTTGGGGTTGCCGGCGTGCGGCCGGACCGCGCGCTGGCGAGGGTGCGGGGGCCACGAGCGATGGCGGTGGCGCGGATGCCGGCCATGGCCAGGAAAACGAGGTCCAGGCCGGTGACGCCTTCGGAGAGAGCCGCCAGCGTGAGGAGCTGCACCACCATCGCATCGTCGATTGCAGCTTCTTCCTGGACGCTCGCGCGAGCGGAGAGGAGGATGGCGCTGAGGTCGCTACCCGTGCCGACATCGGCCAGCGCCTGCGATGCCGAAAGGATGGCGGCGCTGGCATCGGCCAGGATGGCGGATTCAGTCAGCAGGGACGCGGCGTTCAGCGCGCCGGCGGCGGTATCGCTGGCCGTGGTTGCTTCCGCCAGGGACGCCGCAGCGGCGGCCAGGGCCGCCAGTGCATCGGAAACCCCGCCGGCCTCGATGATATTGGCGGCCAGAGCTGCGGCGGCCTGTACCGCGTCTGATGCGAGCACCGCCTCTTGCAGGGCCAGGGCACCAGCGAGGGTGGCGACGATCGAGTCAGTCGAAGTACCTGCCTCCACCGTATTGATAGTTGCGGCCCGGGTTACGGTGATCAGGTCGCTGCCGGCGACGGTCTCGGCGATGGCTTCAATCCAGGCGTTGCTTGAAACGGCGAAAGACTGCGCGCGCCCGTAAGAAACTCGCCCGAACGGGGTGCGCCCATAGCTCATTGTTCCGGCCAGCCCATAGTAATATCGAGAGCCAGGACTGCGTCACAATCGTTCATTCGCAGAATCTGTTCAGTCAATTCAGCTTCACGGTCGAAGCAGGCTTGAACATAGTTTGAAACCGCCTCGAACATTGCGTTGATTTCGGCAATGGTGAGGTTTACGAAGCCGTTCGGGGTTTTCCACCGCACCGGCTCGGCACGAAGCCTTGCGGCTGAAAGCATCATCTTGGACCGGTCGTCCGTTCTGACCGCGATGCCATTGACGGTCATGCCGGCGTTCTCGCGTTGCCAGCGATAGGCGGCGATCTCTGCCAGCCGGTGCGCTCTGGCAGCCGCCAGGGGGTTGTGCGTCGCTATAATCTGCCGAGCAGCGGCTGGAGCTGCGCTGCACCACCCTTCACCGCCGATCCAACGGATCGGGATGCCGGCAGCCTCAATGGCCTCGATCACTCCGAATGGTGGGTTCATCGGCAGTTCGGAAATGACTTCCGTCATTATTTCCTCACTTTACGAATACAATGGGGGCATAGTTCGCGCCGGGAACAGATATGGGCGTTGTAAACCCGCTCGCCGCCAAAGCAGTTTGACTGCTTGCACCCTGAATGATTGCCGCCGCAGTATTATAAATGCCAAAATAAGTTGGCATAAGACTGTCAAGAGTCTGAGTTCCAGCGACGAGATTCAATGAAGTTCCGCCGGCGAGCGTTCCTTGCAGGAACAGCGCCTGAACCCAGTAATTAGCAGGCTGGGCGACCCATGGTGTTGAAAGCGCGGCTGATGTGCGATTGGCGGCAGAAGTTCCGATTGTGATCGCATTGAACGCGACCACCTGGTTCCCAGGTGTGCCGTCTGCTGCGATTTCGTGAAACGCCAGCAAAAGCGATCCGTTTCCGCTGGTGAAAGTATTGTTCTGCTTTACAGTCGCTTGAGTAATAAGCCGGGCATAACTGAGCCGGAAAAACCAGAAGCTGTGTTGCCCGGCGTTGATACCTTGCGAACCAACATTGGCCCCGACCATATGGGCGCTGGCAATACCGATATTATCGCCGCCGCTGATGCTGGGTATCGAATACCCTGGCGGCGTTACATCCATCGCGTCTGGCGCGATCAGCACCCGGATATTCGCCGCCGCCGAGCCGGAGGAAAAGCTGGTCAGTGCGGATGGCGCCGTGCTGCTGTTTGGGTTCGGGAGGTAGGTTGTGCCATCCCATGTCGATTGAATGACCGTGCGAGCCAACGTGACCGGAGAGGCCGACAGCGTGGCAAGGCCGATACCGCTTTCGGCACGCACCAGTGTCTGCCGCGTGCTGTCGGTGTATTCGAGGATCTGATAGCGAAGCAGCCGCGCGCCGCTGGTGCCGAACGCATTGCCAATGCCGGGCGAGCCGGTGACCGCCGCCAGAGAGATCGTCGCCGAGCCTCCAGCCCAGCCAGCGTCGACCGTATTCTCGACCCAGTTCGCGCGCATCCGATGCCCTCAAGAGAAGTTGATGGTCTCGGTGATGGCGATGGTGTCACCGGGGCCGCCGCTGCGGGCATCGGCGAACGCTCCGGCAGCGTAGAGGATCCCGGCCGTACCGCTGGCGACCGTGCAGATCCCCGCGCCCTGCACCGTGAACGAAGCGTTCATGGTGAAGGTGATGGCATTGGCGATGATCCGGCCATTGGCGCTGTTCGCCGCCGCCGCATTCCAGGTGATGGCGGGCCGGCTGCCGGCATAGGCGGTGACCTCCGACCACGCCTTGCTGGCCAGCGTGTCAGCAGCGGCGATGGCGCCGGTGCCGATCAGCAGCATGTACCAGGCCGGCGAGGCCACGCCGGAGCGGAAGTATTTCTCGAGCAGGTCGACCTTGCCCGCCGTCATCACGGTATTCTCGAACTCTTCGGCCCAGCGGAGCTCGCCATCCGGGCTGCGGCATTCGATCCGATAGGAGGTCCGCGGGGCGGCAACGGTCTCGATGACGCCGATGCGTGCCGCCACCGCGGCATTCGCCTGGTCGGTTGAGGTGGCAGAATCCTGCATGGTGGCGGCTCCTTCTACTTGCCAGCCCGGCGCGTGGCGCCGGTTGCGGGCGGTTCGGCCGGTGCATCAGGCGAGGCGGCCGGCGGCGCCTCAGCGGGCTCCGGCGCGGCCTGCGGTACGCTCTCCGGCGGCAGCTCGGGCACCGCGACGCCGATGGATTCCGCATAGGCCACCGCGTCCGGGTGGGCATCGGCGGCGCCGGAGGCGACCAGGTGCTCGGCCACGGTGGGATCGAGGTCTGGCACGCAATCGACCGGCAGCAGCACGCCCGCGACCGGCACCGCGGAGAGGATACGAACCTTCATGGTGATCTCCTTCGGGGAGCGGGCAGCGAGGCCGAAGCCCCGCTCCCCGATCAGGCGGGCGGGGCCGAAGCCCCGCCAACCGGTCAGGTCGCCGAGTTGGCGTACCACTTGATGGGCTGGCCGGCGGAGACCAGGCGGCCGTCCGTGCGCTGGAAGGCGACGAAGCCCACCTGGCCGTTTTCGGCGAACCGCTCGTCCAGGCGCTGGATGCGGAGCGCCATCACGTCGCGCACCATGTAGTTGCGCCACTGGCCGAAGGCGATGCTCTTCGCGTTCGCGGCCATGACGGGGAAGTCCTGGTTGACGACGACCGGATAGCCCAGCAGGCGACCCGGGACGCCGCTGACCATGGCGGTGTCTTCCATGTCGACCCAGAGCGGTTCGCCAGTCGTATCCTTCAGCTTCCGCAGGTTGCGGACGCTCAGGTCGTTCATCATCCAGGCGCAGTCGGGGGTGCGATAGGCCGGGTCGATGGAGTGCACCAGGTCGACCAGGTCGTCATAGATGACGCTCGTCGTCTGGCCCGTGGTGCCGGTCTTGCCGACCACGCCACCGGTCAGGATGCCTTCCGGCTGGGTGGTGCCGTTGCCCGTGGTGAAATGGGCGTTCTGGCCGCGCGCAAAGCGCAGGGCCAGGGCGTCGCGGATCAGCGTATCGAAGTCGAAGGCGCTGTCCTGCATCAGCTCGATCGAGATGGTCAGGAAGCCGGAGCGGTAGGTCCAAGCTTTGAGGGTCTTCGAGCCAAAGGCCAGGTCCGTGCCGGCGGCGCCTGCGGTGTTCTCACCCACGATGGTGGCGACGTTGCTGGTGTCGTCCATCGTCGGCCAGGGCAGATCGACGCCGGTCATGGTCGGAATGACGCGGGCGACGGCGCGCATGCCGCCGAAAGCCTTCTGCGCAATCAGCAGCTCGCGCATGAAGTCCGGGGCCACGGTGTAGCCGCCGGCCGAGTTGGTACCAACCGAGCCGGAGCCCTGGAAGTTCGGGTCCGCCTTGGTGCGGCGCTGCATTTCGACGCGGTCGGCATCGGTCAGCCCCTGGAAGTCGCGGAGCATCCAGGCCTTGAGCAGGCGCTTCTCCCGGTCGGATTCATCGGCCTGCTGCTGCTGGCTCTTGCCGGTCACGTCGCGCACCAAGTCCCGCTCCTGCGAGAGGTCGCTGGCCACCGCATCGGCCCGTTCGGCCTTTTCGATGACGCCCAGCAGGCGGTCCGCCTCGGCCATCATCGTGTCGAACTGGCCTTCCTGCTCTGCGGTCAGGTCCGGCAGGGCGATGAGGGCGCGCGCGTCGTTCACCAGCTTCGCGCGCTTGGCGCGAAGGTCCTTCGCAACACTCATGGTGGGTATCCTCTGTTTAGAGGCCGCCCGTGGCGGCCGGGTTGGCGCGGATTGACCCGCGCGCCACGGGATTCACGCTGCGGCGGCGAGCCGCAGGCGCATCTGCATCCGCTTCACGCGGTCGGCTTCCGCCTTGGCCTGCGCCAGGGCATGGGCAGCGGCGGCCGGATCGACCTTCGGCGGCGCCAGGACCGTGTCGATCAGCCCCATGTCGCGGGCTTCGGTGCTGTTGAGCCAGGTCTCGGCCGACATGGCCGCGATCATCTGCTCTTCGGGCTTCCCGGTCTTGGCGGCGTAGATGCCGGCCATCTGGCCGTCGATCTTTTCCAGCACCGCGGCCTGTGCGGCGTGATCCACCGCGTTGCCGATCGTGAAGCCCCAGGCGCGGTGAATCATCACCATCGCGCTTTCCTGGATAGCGGTCGTATCGCCGGCAAGCATGATGATGGACGCCATGGAGGCGGCCAGGCCGTCGATCACCACCGAGACGCCGCCCCGGCTTCGCACCGCATTGTAGATCGCCAGGCCGTCGAACACGTCGCCGCCCGGGCTGTTGATTCGCAGGGTGATGGGGCCCGCGCCGGCCTCGGCCAGGGTGCGGGTAAAATCCTTGGCGGTGACGCCCCAGTAGCCGATCTCGTCATAGAGCAGGATCTCGGTGCCGCTGGCGGCGGCCCGGAGCTCGATGCGGGGCTGCTGGACCTGCTCGAACAGGGCCAGGGCGGTCGGGCGCTGATCGAGGAGGCGAGAGGTGTACCGGCTATGGCGCATTGCTGGCTCCCGGGAGCTGAGGCGCGGCGAGCTGCTGCGCGAGCGGGACGTTCGTGCTGTTCACAAGCGGCGTGTCGCCGCCTTCGACCGGCGGGCGATTCTGCATCCGCCGGTATTCGTTCACGGTCAGGCCGCCGAAGGAGATTTCCTTCTGCGCGACCTCGGCCGACTTCGCCGGGTCCATTTCGAGCAGCGCGCCGCGCTGGAACTCGACATAGTAATCAGATCCGTCTAGCAGTTTGTAATTCAACTCAGCCTCGATTCGAGACAAGTCTGCATTTAGTGAGTAGCAAAGCCAAGCGAGGTTCTGCTCAGCAAGCCCACTCCCCCAGCTGGTAGACTTGTCTGTCTCTTGAAGAAGATGCAGAGGAACACCGAAAACCCGAGCGATCTCAGCGACCTGGTAGCGTCTGCTTTCGATGGTAGCCAGATCAACAGGAGAAATTTGAATCGGTGTGAATTTGCTGTCACCATCGGCGAAAATGACGCGCCCAGCATTGTCACGTCCAGCGTAGGACTGACCAAACTGTGCTTTCATGCGGGCCAAGCCATCTTTCGTGATGTTAGAAGGAACCGTCATAACACCAGAAGGGCGAGCAGCGTTCTCGTGAACGCGCCCAGTTTGCTCCTCGAGAACCTTTGCTAGAGCGATAGGATCGCGTGCAAATCCTTGGATTCGAGAAACACCACGGACTCCGTGTTGATCAATGTTTGGTCCAACGATGTGAAGCATATCCTCTTGGTCGACAACCTCGCGGCTGCTATCTTCTCGTGTGCATATGTAGATGCTTCGGCTTGCTCTCCGAATAATCTCAACATGCCAAGGAGTGAAAGGATCTAGTGCGATAACGCGTCCGGCATTGTCATATCGGACCGCAGCAAATGCGTTGCCATATAGATCGACTGCCGTCATCAGCTGCTCGAGCCAGGTGTGTGCAGTCATCGCTCGACCAGGATACGGAGCAACCTTTAACAGCCGCGACAAACGATGCTCTGGCGCCTCGCGCCGACCTTCTTCTGTGCGCTGGTAAACTTTCAGTGGCAGGCCAGCGACGACCCCAGCACGAAGCGTAACGCTGCGATAGACCGCAGACACAGTCATCGCCGTTCGCTCGTTGATCGGAGGGCCAAAGTTCTGCCCTAATGCTGATGTAGCCCAATCATATAGCCATGTTCCATCTGAGTTGGACAGGTTCACAGATGGGTTGTTGAGCGATGCTCTGATTGTGACAGGAACGTCGATCGTAGGTTCGCGGCGCTCGCGAGGCTCTCGGGAGATACCGAGGCGTGACATCAGGCCCATAGGTCTTCCCTATCAAAGATGCTTCCTGCTTCCGGAGCACTTCCTGTTGCCGCACCAACAGCCATCGCAAGGGCGATCAATGGGTCGATCCTGTTCACAGCCCGTCGCTTGCTGAACCAGGCATTGCCGAATGGATCACTCTCTGTCGCAGCACTCATCATCGCTGATATCAGAACCGGGGATCGGCGAAGTCGTATGCGGCGCTCTAGTATGAGCTGCTCGAGTGCTAGCTTGCTTCCTGGCATCCACAGACCAGAATCTGCACCTTTTTTCTTCCCACCCTGAGGGTGTTCTACGAGTGGCAATGTAAGACCAAGGTTATCGAGCTCTGGCTCGAAATGTTTGCGAAAACCGTAGCTGTCGAAGGCAACAGACTTGATCTCGAAAAGACCAACGATCTCGGCTAGGCGTGCGGCTACGAAATCAAATCGAACCATCCGACCTGGTGAAGCATTTAAGTGGCCTTCACGCACCCAAATGTCATATGGAGCATTGTCTCGGAGTGCACGCTCTGTGAGGGTATCTGCTGGTGTCCATGCTTCGACCCATGCATCGAAAGTCGGGAGCTCCACCATTCCGCCATCCTCGCGCGGAAGCATAATTGTCCCAGTTGGTACCACAAAGGCGATCGCTGTTAAGTCTGTCGTTGCAGATAAGTCGACGCCGACATAAACTGGCGCTCCGCTGTGCTCGGACTCTGGTTCGAAATTGTGAAGACATTCTTCTAGAGTCGGCCTGGCCATCCATGCTGTCTCAGCGTCAGTCCAGACACAGAAATGCAGCCTTAAAATGTTGTTCAGTTTTCCAGGTATTGCCTTTGCCTGGCGAACTACACTGGATAGGTATTCTCTCTGGACTGTTACACCCAATAGTGGGTTCGCTTTTTCCCAGCAGCTTGGATCTTCTAAAGGATCGTCTCCAGGGTCAAGGCCGCAGACGAAAGAGAATGCCTCATCATCGATTACTTCTCCAACAAAATTGAATGAATCGTCAGGGTCTTTGGTCCCTGCTGCGACGCGGACTCCGTGCTGGTGCTCCTGCCAACAGACGGACTGGCGATCGCTCCCACTGTTGGTGGCCATCACAAGTATCGGTTGCTGGCGCCACTTGAACCCTCGTTCGAGCAGCTCAATAAGTGTCCCGTTGCGGTGCTCGTGGATCTCATCGCACAAAGCACAAGAAGGTCGAGGTCCGGATTGTCCGTCTTCGCTCGAGATTGGCCGAAAGAAACTTCCTGTCTTAAGATCTGCAAGGTTCCAGACAGGATTGCCGCCGGATGCAGTCAGCCTTTTAACAAGGCCAGGAGACTGTTGAAACATCGCAACAGCATCTCGAAATAGGACCATTGCCTGATCCTTCTTAGATGCCGCAGCGTAGACTTCTGCTCGACTCTCACCGTCTGCAAGAAGACACCACATTCCGATTCCGGCCATCAGCGGAGACTTGCCATTTCCCTTGGCTATCTCGATGTATGCTCGGCGGAATCGTCTGTGAGCAGGCTTTCCATCTTGTCCTGTCTTGCGCCAGCCGAATAGGCTGCCGATGATGAACTTCTGTGATGGGTGGAGCTCGAATGGTCTCCCCTCAAACTGACCTCCATTTAGGCGGAGTACATCAAGGAAGAAATCGATCGCTTTGTTTGCTGATTCCAAAGACCAGAACAGACCTCTGGATTTGCCGTTCTTCAGGTCTGAGATGTGCCTTCGGCAAGCATTTCTTACATGTGGACCAGCGATGATCTTTCCAGCAACGACATCTTTTGCCCAAAGTGTGCAATGGTCAACTAAAGTATTTTTCAGTGGGGTCTTCTTGCTGGTTGCCTGGAGGGGTTGCGCTGATCCTGCTGCGGGCACTTGGGGTCATCCCAAACTCTGCGGCGAACTTCACCATGTCTTGTGCTGCTTTATTCGCGACAGCCACAAGAGGATTGTGCATCAGGGTGCCGTTGGCGGCTGTGACTAGAAGTCCACGGTAACGAGGGTCTGCTGCGGCTTCTTCTGCGAGAGCGAGCTCAGCAGTTTGCCAACGTGAGTACAATTGGCAGTATGCAGCGAGCGTTGCTCGATCGATGGAAGTCAAAAGTCCGCACAAGTATAGTTCATTTGAGACCCTAGACCATTCTTCCTTTCCGACATCATCCAGCATCGGTGGGGGTGATGGTAGAGCGGCTTTGACCTTTGCCTCGTTCTTAATTAGTGGTCTTCGGCCTGGGTTTCCGGTGACGAGTTTAAGGTGACTTGGCTTTGGTTTTCGGCCTGCTCCGGCCATGACATCACCTTGATGAGTGAGGGATGATTGATTACGCGCCTCTGTGCGCGAATGCCCCGGACGGTTTTGGACCCCTAAAGCAATTGACTTTTGACCTCCCCCTAGGTAACCGACAGAGGCCAACCATCGGTGTCGCAACCCACCGCCACCATTCGCCCACCCTTGCGCTTGCCGTTGCGGTCCTCCTTGAACCGAGCGTCGCACCTGAGACAAAGGGTCCTGAGGTTGCTAAGTGTGTCGGCCCCGCCATTCCTGCGGGATACGATGTGGTCAGCGGTCACACCTCGGTTCGGACAGCGTGGGGTGGAGCATCGTGCTTGGTCGCGTTTGATACAGGAAGCCCGAAGAGCTTTCCAGGAAGGAGTCTGGTAGAATGGATCACCAGCCATTTGGATCTCTTGGCAAAGCTTCGCCATGATGCTGAATCAGCATTCTTTGAAGAGGGCGGTGAACTTAATCCCGACAACGCTCTTCAGAGGCGCGAATCATGCGCCAAACTTTCGAAGATGGAAACAAGAAAGTATGACCCCAACACCATTATCTTTTTCACAAATGGCATGATCTCTCTGAATCCTCCTGACTTTCAATACTTGGCCAGCAAGTATACCTTCATGAACGAGCACCACATCACCATCAGCGAACATTTGCTGCTTGTCTTCCTCTTTCTTGGCAACTCCGAACAAGGAGAGGCTTAGGGCGTCAACTAATACTCTCTTCCCGTTGAATATCATTTCCCTGAATTTAATCTGTGAATCAGGTATTGCTTCCGAACCACCAATGAATATCCTCCCAGGCCAAATAGGGACCAGGAAGTGCTCAAGCTTACGTGACCGAGGAACTCTCCTGGACTTCTGCTCGAATGGCACATAACAGTTGATTCCTGCTTTATCAATTAACTCAGCGAGCTCCTTAAGCTGGCGTGATTTGCACACCACAATATACCACCACTCGACACCTTCTTTCTGGACCGTATAGCTTGCTCCCACCGGGATTGCAGAGGAAAGTTTAACTTTCACAATGACCTCCAAGAAATTTTGTGGGTTTGGTTCGATTGCGGTCCAAGTTCCAAGTTCCACTTTCTCCCCTCGTTTTCCCTTTGAGGCAAAAAAAGGTCGAAGGGGAAAGAAATTTTAGAAGGTTGTGGGAATCCGGTCTAAAATTGGAACTTGGAACTTAAACCGGATTCGAAACATCCTGCGTTCTTCGTCTGATTCTCCTCCGCATCCAGACCAACGCACCGCCAGACGGATCTTCTTCTCTTCGACACAATAGATGTTCAACAGCGTCTTGAAGCTGAATCCACATCCAAGCTTTGGCGACTCTTTGAACATCGCCGCAGAGATATTCCTCTCTGTTTCCGAAAACTTTGCTTCTTTCATCGTCCCACCCCACCCAAACGCCCACAGCGCCCAACCCACCCAAACGCCCACAGCGCCCACCCCACGTGATCCAGGGGCGACCAATAGGCCTCGCCGGTTACACCCCTACAACTCGACCTTATGCTCTTCTCTGGATCACGATCGACGCGAAATCGCTATTGCACTTAGCTACAACGACGGCACACTGCCTGATCCAAGGAAAGACATCTTCCCCACGGTGCAACCCCATCTTCAAGGCATCCGGCATGGAGGAAGCGAACACATCATCCGTATTGACCACTCCGACAATGAGCACGATCAGCGCACCCTCAGCCAGCATCTTCGGCAGCTCGATCTTTTGGGCATCGGTGAATTTGACAACTAGCTTTCCGCCAATGAACTTTGCCAGCTTGAGCTCGAACCACAACACTTGAGCATTGGGCCACACAGAAAAGCCATCAGGCAGGCCGAGAGTTGATCCTGTGTTTGGTTCGATGTAGCGCATGTTCTTGTAGGGGATGCGCTTGCGGAGGTCGATCTCTTTCTTGATCATTTGTCACATCTCTGAGCTGGATATGTCTTGGCACCTGACGATTTTGGACCTCAGCATCGCCCCAGCATTTTCTTCCTCCCTGGATGCCGCATCGAACAGCTTCGGGTTGACCATGACATGTTGCAGATGACCGTGGATCCTGATCCTCTCGCGCCAAACCAGCAACCCGGCATCCTTCATCGTCTTGCGGAGTTCATACTCCGAGTCGAACATTCGGTTAGGCGACTGGCTGCGGCACCATGCGAAAACGTCTTTCATCGCCACGCCGCATGGCCCATCCCTGTCGAGGACCATGGAGGCGATGGCCGCGGCTTCGCCCTGGGCCTCAGACCTGCTGCCCTCGATCATCTCCCGCTTGCGCTCTGTCATCGGCGCACGGTCCGCCGGCATAACATAGTTGCCGAAGTTGTCTGCCCAATGGCGGATGATCGACAGGCCACCTTGCTCGATCCACTCCCGAAACTTTCCGAACTCCGCCTTGGACATCGGCACCTCGGTTACTTCGGGATAGAACCAGCGCCGGTCGTCTCCTTCCATCTTCAGGGCGCGCATCGAGTTGGAGCAGGCGAGGAAGTGGCACCAATTCTCGGCTGTGTACTGTGGGGTGTACTTCTTGTTGACCTCGATCTCCTTGTCAGTGATCAGGCTCTTGAGTGAGTTGTATGCGCGCCAGCTGCTGCCTGAGTAGATCTCGTTGATGATGGCCAGACGCTTGTTGGCCACCCAGCTGTTGAACGCCGAGCCGATGTCATTCTCTGATGGGTATGCCACATTGTGCTCCCCCACCAGAGGTGCGAGGATGGCGGAGCCAAGTGTGGTCTTGCCGATGCCTTGGCTCTCGGAGACCAGCAATAGGCTGTAGCCCATTCGGATTTCTGGACGAGCGATGAGTGTGGCGACCCAACGCTTGACCTCCTTGCATTCCCTGGCGGAGGGAAACATGTACTTAAGGAATCTCTCCCACGGCGCCACGTCCCCTGGAGCAGCGCGGATTGTTGATGCAACGTGGAGGTTGATGGCTGACGTCTCCTTGAACGTCACCACAGCCGACGGAAGATCAGGCCTGTAACATAGCTTGGCCACCCGGCCCATGAAGTTCTTGGTGATTAGGCGCGCTGTGTTGTCGGTGTGGGAGAATGCCGCGGCCATCTTGTTGAGCACGTCCGCACTCCGAACGATCTCCGGCATTGCGGTGCAGACGAACTGGTCTGTCTCCTCTACGTAGGCCCACAAACCCTTGAACGCTGGCCGCAGGACCGTCAAAGGGCGGCCCTTGCCGTTTGGCATGAGGTCGGTTGCCCACGTAGCTGGGTGTTGGCAGCTTCGGAAGCTGGGGCCGATGTAGTACTGGCGCTCCGAACCACCGAACATTTTCTCAGGGAAGTCGTCGCCGAGGTCGAAGCCGGGGCCGAACTCCTTGGTGAACTGGATGAGGAATGTGGGGATGTTCAGCTCATGGGAGATTGCTGGCGCAGCCTCCAGGCCTGGGGCATCGTTGTCGGCGACTATGTAGGCACGGTCGATGCCGTTCTTTCGGATTGGGGACCAATCTGTGCGGTGCGGGCTCAGTGCGCCGCCGATCCACCCAACATGGATTGCGCCGACAAGGTGGTCTGCCCACGGATGCTTGGCCAAGGCCTCACGGTCGGCGCGTGACACACCATCCACCATGCGCTGGATCTTGCGAGCAGCCTTGGCTCCCTCATGAATGAACACAGTGGCGGAGCCACTGATTCTGTGGCCATTGTAGAGAGGCAGATTGCCCTCCGGCTCGGCGCAGCGCCACTGCCCGTCAGACCAGAATGTCCAAGGGACATAGCGTTTTCCCTCCGGACCTTCATGCCTTGTTTGGAGCATGATGATGCGGCCATGCTCATCACGGAACTCGAAGATGTTCTCCTCACCAACGTCCTTGACTTGCTGAGGGGGATCGATGATCTGGTCGACGGAGACGTGCTCAGGCCACTGGAGGTTGGCACACTGAGTCTTGATTGCTGCAGACTCAAGGTCTGTGGGCATGTAGCGCACATCCTTGCAGTCCACTGAGCCATCCTTGCCGAAGCGGATGGTGCAGATGTCCTTCCAGTACTTTCCGCTGACCTCCTTGACCACCGCGGTGCGGATGGAGCGCGACTCAGCACCGATTCGCACAAGGTAAGAACGGATCGAAGGAACATCATTCAGGTCTGAGATCACTGTTCCATGTCTCCGATATAGCGGATGCTGTCAACCAGCAGGAATCGTCTCTTTGCCATCATACGACCCTTGACGGCGTAGATTGCGCTGCCTGAGCGCCCACGCTCGACCACTGGCTTGCCGATCTGGTCATACTTCCACCGGCCGATCTTGCAGTATATGACGCCACTGTCATCCTGCATCTGCAGGTTTAGTGAAGTGGTCTTTCCGTCCTTGATCTTGTAGCCACGTTTGGCGACGTTGATGACCTCGTTCTCGTCGCGTGGGTTGATCTTGACCGCCACACCAATCACCAGCGCAGTAATCTCCTCGATGTGGTCCTCGGTCAGATCGCCGATCTTGGTGATTGGCGAGTGGATGTTGCGCTCTCGTGGGTCCGGCATCAAGTGTCGGATTCGGTCCTCGATTGGGTAGACGCTCTCGATGTCTGTCTTGGCCTTAGAGAGGACCTTTACATAGCGGTCAGGGATTGGCTCGCCGCGGGACCTGGCCCCGAGAATGCACTCCACTGCCTTGGGGCCGATGCCCTTGACCATCGACAACGGACCGACGAGCTTCTTGCCATCAGGGGTGTTCTTGGACGTCCACACGCGGCCGGATGTCTCGATGTCGAAGGGGATGTAGTCATATCCCTCCTTCTTCATCTCGCGCAGCATCTGGATCTGGCTCTCGGTCGAGTCCTGGTGGGACAGGGTTGCTGCCGCAAACTCGAACGGATGATGAGCCTTGAGCCACGCGCACCAATAGCTGATCAATCCATATGCGACTGAGTGACTCTTGTTGAACGCCCAAGCACCGTAAGCGCACAAGTCGTCCCACACCTTGTCAAGGACTGCTCGGTCGATGCCCTTGCGCTCAGCTGCATTCTTCCAGCGGTCGCCGAACTGGTCGAAGTACTCCTTTCCGAGGGACTTGCTCATTGCCTTGCGGAGAGCAGTGACGTCTTCCCAGGAGAGATCGCCGACGTTGCGACCGATCTCCATGACTTGCTCTTGGTAGATGACGACACCCATGGTGTCCCGCATGTAGGGCTCGAAGAGGGCATGCGGATATCGGATTGGGGAGTCACCATTCTTCCTCCTCAACCACTCGACCGCGGCCCCAGAGGTCAGCGGACCAGGACGCGCCAGGGCTGTGACCGCGACGACGTCATTGAACTCTGTGAAATTGAACTGGCGAGCGATGCCCATCACTGCCAGACCACTGAACTGGAAGATGCCGGAGAAGCGCCGGTCGTTGAAGACCTTGATGGCCTCGGGGTCGTCGAGGGGGATTGATTCAAGGGTCTTGGGGTGCAGGCCGGCGGACTCCAGCGCCTGCTCGAAGACCGAAAGCTGCGTCAGACCCAGGGCATCGATCTTGAGCAGGTTGTAGGCGTCCTCGGCGTCCTTTTTGTCGCACATAACAACTCCGGTGCGGCTGTCCATGGCGACGTAATTTGCGATGGACTCCCTGGAGACGACGATTCCGGCCGCGTGCTGGGAATAGTGACGAGGGTGACCCTCCAGCCTGCCGAGATCGGCAGCAGCCGGGTGCTTCTCAAGCAGGTCACGACCGTGCTCGGTCTCCCGCAGAGTGTCGACGAATGTGAACATGGCGCGCGAGTCGCCGCTGCTGCGCTCGATGATCGACTCTGAGACCTTCTCGCACATCCACTTGGGGATATTTAGGGCTGTGCCACCGTCGGTGAGTATGGAGCGTGGCTTGTAGAACGCCACAGTGCCGAGACGCGCAACACGCTCCCTGCCGTACTTGTTGTTGATGTACTCGAAAACCCTGTGGCGCTGGGTGTCGGAGAAGTCTATGTCGATGTCCGGCATGTCCATGCGGTTGATGTCGATGAACCGCTCGAAGATCAGGCCGAATGGGATGGGGTTTATGGTCGTGATCTTCATCAAGTAGCACACCAGCGACCCGCAGCTGGATCCGCGCGCTGGGCCGACCATCATCTGTTCACGCGCCCACGTGCAGATGTCAGACACGATGAAGAAGTAGTCCTCGAAGCCCTTGTCGTGGATCAGGGCGAGCTCGCGCTCAAGCCTGGAGGAATACAAAGGGTCTTCCAGATTGACACCCAGGTCCTTGGCCCCTTCGACGCAGATCTGCTTAAGTGTCTTGGGTGATTTAAACTCCGGCAGGCTTGCTCTCTTCAGGTCGGCGAAGCAGATGCGGAGGAGCTGTTCGTTTAGGGTGATTGCGTCCTTCAATTCCTCAACAGTCAGACCGAGGTGACTGACACTCTCCATCCACTCATCGTGGTCCTGGATGTGCTGGTCGTGCAGCTGGACCTCGGCACCGCGGCCGGCGACGATCTCGTAAAGGCCGAGCTCCCCCTTGCGGACGAACCTGTTGTCGCAGGAGGCGACGAGCGCGATGCCCATCTCCTTGGCCTTGCGCAATGCGCCGCGGGATGTGGACGGTCCGACAGGGAAGTATCCACACGTTTCATCGAGCTTGTGGAACGCTGGGCGATTGCCCATGATCCTGATGACGCCATTGGCGGAGGATGCCTGCTCGACGGTGAGCAGAGGTTGGTACCTGAACTGGGATGTTGCTTTCTCGACGAGGTCGTTGATGCGCTTGACAGAGTCGATGGCGAGGAATGACCAGTAGTCGACTGCGGGCTTCTTGGCGTTGATCGAGTCGGTCACTGCCAACTCAACACCGAACACCGGCTTGAGGCCTGCCTTCTTGGCAAGCTTGGCCCATCGCAGGAAGCCGAATGTGCTGGAGCGGTCGGCGATCGGGGCGTATTCTGCCCCGATCTCCTTCAACCGGCTTATTACGTCCTCGGCGTGGCCGAACGCGGAGCGGAAGCTGTAGCCTGTGCGGACGGTCAGTGGCTTGAACTTGCTTGTCAAAGGTCGCCCCTCCTCTTCATCTCGACAACGCACTTGACCAGTGCCTCGACGTCGTTCCTTGCGCGGTGGGCGCCGCTGAAGCTGTCACCGAACAGATGTATGTACAGGTTGGTAAGGGACAATCTGTATCCCATGTACCATTCTGACTCCATGACAGTGCATATCCTGATCCTTGGCCACTTGAGACGATCGAATGTTCCACATTTCTCCATTTCTCGAGACACGACTTCGTAATCGTACTTTAGGTTGTGAGCAACCACAGCATCGCAGCTGTTGATCAAAGACCTGACATGACCCTCGTAGTGCTTGAATGTCTTCTTTCCATCAAGCATGCTGGGGGTGATGCCAGTGATCTTGGTTGTCTCACTATTGATCTCGAAGCCTGGGTTGCAAATGAACTCAAGCTCTTCGACGACCCGCCCTGCATCGTCGATCACCATGCCACAAAACTCAATGATCCGAGGACTCTGGTTGGTGATCAGACTGTTGGGAAGGAGGTCGGTGGTCTCTGTGTCAAACACCAACCACCGACTCATGTCATAGCTCCTTGATACTGTTGACCCTGATCTCCGCGTCGAGCTCGCGGAGCATCGTTGTGTAGACCGCGAGGTCCAGCAACGAGTCATCGTGGCCGCCGAGGCTGAACATGTTGGCGTAGCGGCCGAGCTTGCTGACGATTTGCACAAAGATTCCGAGCCGATTGTAGTCATTCACAGTGTGGAAAGACATGCCGGCAGGGAACAGTCCGGCCATGACGAGGCCGAAATCCTTGTAGTTGTTCCCGTAAACCTTGTTGCGTTGCTCGTAGACGTCTGCCCCTTGGCGGAGCATGTCTGGTACGGAAGCAACCGAGTTGTGGCCGAGATCTGTTGGCATGTCAGTATCCTCCCACCTGGACTTGCCAGCAGCGGAAGCCCTTGTTTCGCAGATCCTCGACGACGGAATCACGGTCGTCGAGGATGAAGAGGACATTCCTGAGGGCTTCCTCCAGGCCACCGAAGAAGCGGGCCAGCCAGTCAGCCTTCATGTCGCCGTCCGAGCGGTAGTCGTCATTCGAACGCATCAGGATCGCAGTGACATAATTCGACAGATTGTTCTTGTCGAGCCAGTCGTTGGTGGCCTTTCGGTACTTTTCCGGGCGGCCAGTGAGGATGATCAGCTTCATTCCGAAGAAGCTGAAGGACTCCATGGCCTGCCGCACGTCCTCGTTGACGCGGTCCTCATGCAGCAATGAATGGAATTCCTCCCAGTCCTTGTTCTTGGCGAAGTGCTCCCTGTGCGCGCTGTTGCACAGGGTGCCGTCGAGGTCGATGACCACGAACTCCTTGGTGATCATGCGAACATCCTCACCTGATCGAGCAACTTGATCAGTTTTGTCCGATCGTCGATGGAGATGTCCATGGAGACGATATTCTTCTCCATCTCAGCGATGGCGGTGTCCGCCGAGCGATTTAGGAAAATCTCGGCGAACGGGTGGACGCGGACGATCTCTGCCCGGACGAGGTCCATGACGTCGCGGTACTCGCCCTGCGTTCGGACCGAAGCGCGCTTGCGCAGCAGATCGCAGAGGTTGCGGAGATTGGCCTTCATGACGATGTTGGTGAGGATGTTGGTCGGCAGGATGCCGCGTGCATCCTCGACTGCTGCACCGTCTGCGATGAGTTCGCGGTAGGTCTCGGCGATGGCGTCCATGCCGCGGGCATAGGTCTCGGTGCGGGCTATGCTGGCGCTGATCGTCGGGCCGGTGCCGTAATCCCAGCCATCGACGTTCAGGATTCGCATGGTCTGCTGCGCGTAGGACGCATTGCGAGAGCGCACCAGCTGATGCGTGAAGGCACGCGTGACGCCGGTGATGAGGAAGGTATAGTCGCAGAACTCCCAGGAGCTCGGGATGGTCTTGCTCATGTATTCGAGCTCAGCCTGCACCTTGTCGTCGGGCCAGAGGTTTATGCTGTTCATCAGAGCAGGGGACATCTGCAGACGGGTGCTCTTCGTGAAGATCAGAACCAGAGCAGCGTGGCGGGCAGGGTCCTTGGAGCCTGCGCCGGTGTAGTCGATCATCGTCACATTCATGGTGTTACACCTTTGTTTTGTGTGAGTAGGACTCACCGTTGTTCGACGCTGCGAGACGCTGGATGACGCGGACATCGTTGACCACATCGTCCAGAAGCAGCCCTGGTCGCCACGTCGCGAAACGACCAAGGCTGTATACACCATATTTCTCTGTCATGTGCATGATGAACTTCCGCCGCTCATTTTCGTCGATCGGAAGTATCTTGCCGTACTGCTGCTCCGAGAAGATAGGCTCGCAGACATCTTCTTGGTCGATTCCGCAGATGCTGCACACCTCAGCGATGAGTCGCTCGCAGACGAAATCCCCGTAGCCAGGGTCCCTCGCCATCTCGACCATCAGGACGTCTCCTGTCATCGATATGCGGTAGGGTAGGAAGGCAGGGTCAGGGGTGTAGATCGACCAGTAGGCATCTGCGCCGCGCACGCGCGCCTTGAAGTAGAAACCGCGCACAGACCTGAACTCAGGCTTCTTCCACCCAACGAGGTCCATCAGCACAGGCATCGGGATCGTGCTGATGGCCTTGTGCCCACGAGTGTCGCTGAATCCGTCGATACCGAAGGTGATCTTGCCACACTTGTTCTGGAGCCTGTCGATAAAGTCTCCAGGGGCGATATACCTCGTGGCAGGCTCATTGCTTGTGTTGAGGATTGATCGAGCGAGGTAGCTGCCGTTGGTCTTCTTGGAATAGGCCATCGCATCTGCGATGGGGTTCTTCCAAGGAGTGTAGGTCTTGAAGACCTTAACCCGCTTGAACTGGATCCCTGTCACATCAGCGACATCTGTCCGCTGGAAGCGCAGCAGGGTGGTGTGGTTATTTGGCAGAGAGATCGCCTTCTCGACGATTCCGTAGTGCTCACCACGGAGCATCGTCCCAGCAAGGAGGCCTGCGAGGCCGGCGCCGACGATGATCATGTCAGCCGACCTTCTTGAACTTGACGACTCTTCCGGAGAAGATACCAAGCGTCTCCAGATTGATTGGTTCGCCCTTGCGCACAGCCTCCCTTGCGAAGGCGATAAGAGTCTGGCTGTGGACGGTCTCGGAGACTTCCACTTCGATCGGCAGATTGCCGATAGCCTTCTTGATCACTGCCTCGATCGCGCCGACCTTCTCACGATGGGCTCGTGGGATGCTCAGGGTGATCTTGGTCTTGATCATTCCGCCCTGGTCGTGGAAGTCGAGCCAGGCGATTGCCTTGGCCAGAGGCTCAGGCTCCTTTGGCAGCGAGCCGCTGAAGAAGTCGCTGAGTTTGATGTTCCAGCCATCCTGCTTCAGCTCTGTAACCCCAGGCAGAGCCTCAACCATCATGTCCGGGATGACCTTGGTGGAGAGCTTGTGGAGAGCAGCCTTGGCTTGTTTGAGATCCTCCTCCTGCCGCTGGATGAGCTCGTTGAGAGCCGCAGCTTCCTTGACCTTGGCCAGGAGCGGCCCAGTCGCTTTGACTGGGCCGCCGACGTCGAATTCGCTGTCCATCACATCCGACCCTGGTCGTTGGTCTTGCTCGGGGCCGTCTCCTCCTGCATCGAGGCGACGTCCGCTGTAGCCTTGCCGCTCTTCAGGGACTCGACCAGCGAGAGGATCTGTGGGAAGAACACCTTCCAGTCGATGGCGTGGACAACGCAGTAGTCCTTGATCGGCACACCACGCTCCACCGTCCAGCCATACCATTCACCCTCGTTGTTGCTCTCCGGCGCGGATTGGAGAGTGTAGGTGCGGTAGAACAGCGGAGGAGTGAACTCCGAACCGTCCGGCCGGTTGAGGACCTCGCCGGTGGCCATCGTCAGCCAGCGGCGGGACTTGCGCAGTTGTGTGCTGGCGAACGGGATGAAGCTGCGTCGACGCCCAGCCGACATGTTGAAGCCGAAGAACTGCGATGTCTCCATGATGTAGTTGCCGTTGGGGAGGATCAGACGGCCCTTCTCCCCTTCGACGCAGTCGTCGAGGATCTCGGCGCCATGCACGCCGCAGAGACCCTTGCCGGAGGCGCGCGGTGCCCACTCCAGATAGTCCTTGCGGAACAGCACCGGCAGGAAGATGATGCCGTCTGGGAAGAGCTCCCCGGTTCCGACGTCGCAGATGACGCCTTCCTCGGCGCCCTGAATGAAGGCGGAGTTGTTCCGCTTCAGCTGCGGCGACAGAGCCTGGAGGATGGAGATGCGCGGGATGAGGATGTCGGAAGAGGTGACATTCTCCAGCCCTGCGCCAGCGTGGGAGCTGAACTCGTCGGTCGTGGTGACCAATGCGCCGCCAGAGGCAGCGTCTTCGACCGCGGGCAGATTCTCGACGGTCCTGGGTGTCTTGGCCATGGTGTGTCCTTGTCGGTTTGGCAGCCGCTCCGATGCGGCGAGGGTAAGCTTGCCCGATCGGCCAAGAAAAAGAAAGGGTCGAATACCTTTTCCAGGAAACTTTTTTTGATTCCACGAAACACGTTGTTATCGCTTAATAATTTTCGATCGGCCCTGCAACTTTTTTGTTGCCTTCTGTGCAGATCCAGGAGAGGATGATCATGTTTGGAGGGCAAGCCTCTAAGAGAGAAGGAGTCAGGACGATGAAGAAAGAGAAGCTAAAAGATAACTGCGAGACGGTCCGCGCATTCCCGATGGGCAAAGGTTCCATTGATTCCTCGCTAACCGGGTTTGGCCGATAGTCATAAAACACCGAGGAGTCCGACCGATGTCCAACGAACCGATCAAGCCAACGCATGTCGTCCTTTGGGTTCTGCTCAGCGCATCCATTTGGGGCGTCGTGGTCTTCCTTGCTGCCAACTACTTGATCCCAGCAGCGACCTTCGTCGTGGTTGTCTTCGGGGTCATGCTCGGCGCAATCTGAAAGAGTCGATCCGGCTAGGATTTTGGCAAATCCTTTGGCAGGAGGGGGATTGGCTGAGTTTGGATCGAACCCGGTCCAAGTTCCAAGTTCCATTTCCCCCCCTCGTTTTCCCTTTGAGGCAAAAAAAGGTCGAAGGACGAAGAAAAGTTGGAAGGTTGTGGGAATCCGTTCGAAAATTGGAACTTGGAACTTGGACCGGAAACGAATCTTTCATAGGCAGGAGACGATTTCTGTTGCCTTGTTGAAGAGCATTGGCCCAAACTCTCTTTATCGGGAAAACCCACCGGCCCTCCCGAGCCGAGTGACCAGGAAGACGACAATGGCCAAGATTTCCCAGACCCAGTCCTCCTCTGAGTACAAAACGGTTCGCACCACCGGAGAAAAGAACGATTGCGCCGTGGTCTGTGTTGCTTCGGTGTGCGGTGTTTCCTACCAGGTTGCCTATGACAAGCTAAAGCAGCTTGGCCGCAAGCCTGGCAAGGGGGCCTACACCAGCCAGATCTTCGGCGCCATCAGCGACTTCGGCTTCGGCGCCAGGTTGGTCTTGACCCGGAAGATCATCGACAGCTTCCCTGGTGTGCACAAGAACCTCAAGAACATCACCACCTACCATCCTCGCCGGTTCCCTGAGTCGTTCGACCGGACCAAGGTCTACATGGCGTTCACCGTCAACAAACGCCATGTTCTGTCGATCGTCGACGGAAAGACAGTTGATTGGTCCGCCAACAAAGCTCTCCGGATCGGCCTGATTTACGAAGTCTTCAAGAGGGAGGTCTGAGCATGGCACAGATCGACATCAATATCGCATGGACCTTGCACCTGACTACGGATGAGCTCTGACTCATCCTCAAGGCTCTTGGTGGCAGGCTCGAGCAAGAAGATATCGAGCCTGCCAACGATCTCGGCAATCGCCTGACAGAGCAGCGTGCAATGATCACACAGAACAATATCAAGGAGAACGACAAGCTCATCGTGAACATCTCGTAGATCACCACGCGATATCGTTTGTTGCCTGGCGTTCCGCCGAAAGGCAAGGTTGTGGCTCGGGTCCAAGATCGGTCCTCCCGAGCCGAGCAAACAGGAGACATAACATGCTTCGCATCCTGAACAACCAGACCCCTGCTGGCGGCGCAGATTGCAGAATCGTCTCGACGGGCCAATTTTTGTGTTGCCTTGGGACTCTTTCTGGCGCAGTCTTCAATTCAGGAGGGACTCCCCTCCTAACCCAAGCAGGAGAAGAACCCATGACCATCGTCGACATCGTTACTGAGCTGAGCGGCCCGCAAGTCCGCGCTCTCAGCGAGATCATCTCCGGTTCCGAAATCAAGCGGGCCGAGAACAAGTTCGGGCAGATCGCCCGGATGGTGAAGATCGTGTCCGAAAAGGGCATCGACGATCCGGCGATGTTCGTCAGCGGCCTGCTGAGCCTCTCCTTCGAGGAGGCGAAAATTAAGGCTGCACAGTCCATCAGTCCCAGCAACCCGCAGCTGGCCCGCGAGGCCACGCTCGAGATCAAGGAGAAGGCCATCGTGCCGGACGTCGAGACCAAGACTCTGGAGAAAACCACCGAAGAGGCGGAGCAGCCGAAGAAGGGCCGCAAGTCCAAGGCGCCGAAGGAGCCCAAGGCGCCGAAGGAGCCCAAGGCTCCGAAGGACCCGACCGACTCCGCCAACCGCATCGGCAGCAAATCGCTGAAGATCATCAACGCACTGATCGGCAACAACCCGCGGCGCCCCAACAGCCACGGCTTCCGCTCGATGCAGATCATCCTCGATGCGCCGCCGAACACCCTTACCGTCAAGAACTTCGTCGATAAGGGTGGCCGGCTGAACGATCTGCGCTGGGACATCGACCACCAGAACGTCAAGTTGGAGGACTGATCGTCCTTCCGCCACATCCCAGGACGGTGCGAGACCGTCCTGGGAGCAACATGTGAGGTGCCTAAGTGAGCCAGATCTTCCTTCAGATCAAAGACGATCAAGCGATCCTGCGATGCAAGGTTTCTTCTACACTCCTTGCAGTCCTGCCAGGCATCGAAGGTCGGCGCAGCTGGATCCGCGAAGGAGGTGAGGCCAAGGGATTGACCTTCGAACCGAGCACACACAATCTTTCTGTCTTGTCTGCTCTTCCAGGCTTCAAGGATGCCCTGCTGCAGATCAACGCTAAGTCATCTCCGGCAAGGGCTTTTCGGACCAAGGAACGTCCTCCGAAGACCGTCCCGCGCCCCCACCAGACCAAGGCTCTAGAGCGCATCGGCGACAACGCATCATTCGCGGTGTTCGCGGACCAGGGCACTGGCAAGACCAAGATCGCCATCGACTGGTCCGTTCAGCTGTACGACGAAGGAGCGATCACTGGCTGCCTCGTCGTCAGCAAGAAGGGAGTTCACAGGCAGTTTGCCGAAGAACAGCTCGAAGAGCATTGCGCAGCGGACTACTTCGCCACGTTTTGGGGCCAGAAGAAAAGCACGATCCGTGCTCCGCGGAAGCCGGTGCTGGAATACGCAACCATCAACTACGACGCCATCAAACATCCTCGTGGCAGGGACTGGGCGACAGAGTTCTGCAAGAGGCACCGCGGCAAGCTGTTGATCATCGCAGATGAGTCGCAGGAGATCAAGAATGTCAAATCTGGTCGCTGGAATGAGATGGCATCGCTCAAGCTGTACTCCTCGCATCGGTTGCTTCTCACCGGAACACCCATCGCCAGGGATCTGACAGACGAGTGGTCGCAGCTGCTGTGGCTGAACGAGAACATCCTCGGAATCCGTTACATCACGACATTCAGAAGTGAATTCTGTGTCATGGGTGGATTCGACGGCAAACAGGTCATCGGCCACAAGAACCTGCAGAGGTTCCGCGAGATTACATCTCCGCACGTCTTCCGAATCACCAAGGAGGAGCTCGACCTCCCTCCGAAGCAGTACAAGACATGGAAGTTTGACATGTCTGATGCGCAGATCTCCGCGATCAACGAGATCCGAGGCTCATCGAAGAAATCCACGAGTCGCGGAGACATCTCTCAGGCTTTGATGCGCGTCCAGCAGGTCAGCAACGGATATCTGTACAAGACAGATGACGATGAAGAGTTCTCTTTCTTCTCCAACCCGGAGCAAAATCCTCGCATCCAGGCAGCGACAGAGTGGCTGAACTCCTTCGATGGCAAGGCTCTGATCTGGTGCAGATTCAAGAAGGACATCGCCATTCTGCGCTGCATCCTCGGCAGCAAAGCTGTCTACCACAGCGGTGAGGTGTCGGACTCCGAGCGCAAGCGCGGCATCGAGAGCTTCATGGACCGCGGCGGAGCACGCATCCTCGTCGCCAATCCGCAGTCAGCTGGCACCGGCTTGAATCTGCAGGGTCTGTGCAACAATGTGCTGTACTACAGCAACTCGTTCAACGCCATCGATCGCTGGCAGAGCGAGGATCGTGTTCATCGCATCGGCACTGTCGGCACAGTGCTGTACACCGACCTGATCGCAGATGGAGGGGTCGACAGATACATCATCACCAACCTGCGGAAGAAGAAAGGCATCAGCGACTTAGCGATCGGCGACCTCGAAGCCATCCTCGCCGACGTCGGAAGGCTCTAGGTCGGAGTAAACCGGGTGCCCGTGATCGAGGGAAGAGCAATGGGTTCAGGCCTGGAGGGTTGCCTAGTCCGCCCATATGCCTCCCCCTCGACCAAATTCGGAGCCTTCTTCGCAGGTCTGTCTTTTTTTGCGAGGGCACAACTTTTTTGTTGTCTTTGTGGACGATCCAGAGGAAGATGACTTTGCGGGTGGGATGGTCCCACCCAGGAAGAAGGATCGAGACGATGGCCCACGAGATCGAGAACGAGCAGATCGCTTACCGCGGCGAGACTCCCTGGCACGGCATCGGTGCCAGCATGGGCGACGACGCCACTCCGGAGGACTTCATGCGCGCGGCGAACCTCGACTGGCAGGTGAACCCGGCCCCTCTCTTCGTCAAGCACGAGGACGGCACCTTCACCCAGGCCAAGGGCAAGACCGCCTTCGTCCGCTCGTCGGACAAGAAGATCATGACCTACGCCAGCGACCGCTGGAAGCCGGTCCAGAACATAACGGCCATCGGCTTCATGAAGCGCTACGTCGAGGCTGGGGGCGCCAAGATGGAGACTGTCGGTGCGCTTCGCGACGGGCAGATCATCTGGGCTCTGGCCAGGATCAACCGTTCCTTCGAGGTTCGGCCGGGCGACAAGGTGAATGGGTACATGCTCATCACCTCTCCCCACCAGGTCGGCACCTCGACGCGCATCAGCACAACGACGGTGCGTGTTGTCTGCGCCAACACCATGCGTATGGCGGACAGCGCGAGCACGACCTGGTACTCGCAGAACCACCTGTCCGATTTCGACGAGTCTTCGGCCAGGTCCGCGGTGGCGCAGGCCAGCGATGCCCTATCCAGCGCCGAAACGCGGGCCAAGACGATGGATGGTCTGAAGCTCTCCATCGAGGACGCTGTGCGCAAGGTGCTTGTCCCTGTGTTCGCCCCTGATCTGCTCGACGAGCCGATGATCATGGACGAAATCATGAACTTTGGCCTAATGCCCAACCGCATCCAGGAGATCGTCATGAGCATTAAGCGTGCTCCTGGCGCCATCGAGGACACCGGCTGGGGCGTGATGAACGGCGTCACCCACTGGTGCGACCACGTCGGCGGCCGTACCCCAGAGACCCGGATGTTCCGCTCCTGGATCGGCGACTACTCCCGGCTCAAGATCGAGACCGAGAAGAAGATCATGGAGCTTGTCTGATCAACCTCCGGGGTCCTGCAAAGGACCCCCACCCCACCCAGGAGACAAACCGATGAACCTCGAAAAAACCTGCGACGCCATCCGGTCGCTTACGTCGCAAGCTCACACGCTGGCCGCCACCGCCTACAGCCGAGGCGCTGATAACCGAGCAGCCGAGGCGCTGGCCGATCTGACGCAAGCCGAGGCGCTCTTGCGGCAGGCTCTGGCAGGCATCGCGCATGCGAAAGGGCTGCTGAATGAGTGCCCCTGACTTCCGCGCCCTCCTCCGCGCCGCCGGCATCAGCCGCCCTTGGCTGGCCGCCCAGGTCGGCCGGACGCGCACCGTGATCGACCGCTGGTGCGCGGGCGATGCCGCGCCGCCACCGGCCGTGGTGGAATGGCTGCAGCGGCGCATCGCGGACCCGCCGCCGAAGCTGGAGGGGTGAACCATCGAGCGTTGCGGCAGCCGCTACGGCAGCCGAGGCCAGCCGTCCGGGCTGTCGATGTCACGCCAGGCGCGCTCATGGGCATCCTCGGCAGCCATGCCGAGGGCGAAAGCTGCCTCGGCCCATCGGCGCCGACGCAGACCGAGAGACGGCAGGCCGCCGGCATTGCGATAGACCTTCAGCTGCTCGGCCGCCTGGCGCCAGCGGCCGGCCAGCAACAGCCTGTGGAGCGTGGCGCCCCAGGTGCGCATGTCGCCCATGTTGTTGCAGGTCAGGATCGCCACCGCGCCCCACCGCGCCGGCAGGCCCATCGGAAAGGCCCGGGCAGCGAGCTCCGCCGCATGCCCCAGGTCGCGCCGGGCCATCGCGTTCGCCTGCTCCAGCGTGATGGCCGGAGTGGTGCGGCTGACCGGTCCCCCATCCAGCGCACGGGTGGAGCCATAGCCAATGGTCCAGACCCCCGCGCTGTCGCGGTAGGGCTTGAGACGCAACCCCTCGAAGGCCTTCGATAGCTGCAAGGCCTCCGGGGGGACGCCGCCCGTCCAGAGGCTGCTCATTTCTCGGGCAGCGCGACGGCAATCAGCGAGGTAGCCACGCTGGCATAAAGCGCAGCCTGATCCTGGCTGATCAGACCAGCCGCAACCCCGGCCATCGCCAGGGCGCGCCAGGTCCCAGCCTCGCGGGCGCGAGACTTGAGGTAATTGAGCATCGGGGATCTCCATGATTCGCGCGCATGGTCCCGGGCGCGCGGGCCGGGTTTATCGGTGGCGATCGACCTGAGTGTGAGACGCTACTTCGCCTCTTTTGAGAGCCGTGCCGTCACCATTCGCTTCAGGCTTTCCCAGCCCAGCAGCCCGGCGGCGATGCCGGCCGCGACCGCGCCGTGCTCCTTCAAGCCGGCGGCGATCGCAGCCTCGGCGGCGGCAAAACCCACCAGCACCATGACGACGCCATCCGCCAGGATTGCCCGCCAGGGCCGCGGCGGGCCGGAGTAAGTCAGCAGCCGCACCGCTGCGGCGCCGACGCCGATGGCGAGGAAGGGCAGGTGCGCGGCAGCGCCCGCAGCCTCACGGGCTGCGGCCTCGGTCGGGTCGTTCATACCTACAGCCTTTCGATGATGCGGAAAGCCCGCTCGTGGAAGGAGTAGTTCGAGCGGCTGAGCGCCGCTTCGTCGCCCGGCGAGGCCACAGCACCCCAAAGCGCGCGCTTGGCGAGCTCGGCGGCATCGAGCGAGCCGTCCGGGATCCAGAGCGTATCGCGCGCGGCGCCGAGCTTCAGGAGCAGCTCTCGATGGCTTCCGACCTCGGTGGATTTCACCGGCAGGGTGAAGGTGGCGGTCCTGGGATTCGCCACGGCAGGCACTGGAAATTGCGCGCCCGTGTAGGGGTTCTGATCGCGTTGATCGAGGATGATCCGGCCTTCACGGAGGCCATAGGCCGGCGCGAATGCGGAGCGCCACATGGAGCCGACCAGGATGTTCCCGATATCGCAGCCGGAGACCGGCGCGCCCAAAACGTCGAGGCGAACATAGCGGGCGGTGACAGTTTGAGGCAGGACCTGGAAGAAATTGCCGTTGCTTTCGTCCGAGGCCGACGCGGGCCCTTCTGCATAATAGACCCGAGCAGCGTCATCGAGGGTCGAGACGCCGCCGCCGTAGCTTGTCAGCGCCACCATCTGCCCATTCGTAAGACGGGAGCCGTAGAACGCCAGCCGGCGAACAAACAGCACAGTGTCGTCGGCCCTGATCGCCACGACCGACATCGGCCGCATCGGCTGCGAGGATGTCGCAGCCACGGAACCATTGACGACCGCCGCCGCTTCGGTCGGACCGCCCGCTATGGCAACGCGCTGCACCGCACCGGCGGAGAACGTGCCGCTAAACCCCAGCGCAGCGGGAACCCACTCGATGTTTCGATAGAAGTACCATTTATAGGTGCTGCCGGCGTGCGGATAGGATTGCGCGACGTGATCAGAGCTGATTCCGTTGTTCACCCAGACATAGGCGGTCGGAGACGCGGGATTGCCGGCGCCGTGGCGGGCCTCGAAAAAGAGCGTGTAGCTGCTGCTGGATGGTACCGAGCCGTAGATATAGTCCTGCATGCGGCTGGTCGCGCCAGGCGATCCCACGGGAGGCAGGATCGGCATGGTCGGAAACGACCCCTGCTCGATCTGGGGGCAGGCGACGCGGACGGTCAGATCGACCGGGCCGTTGGCGAAGATGAACACCAGCTGCCCATTGGTGCGGGCTACGGTCGCTCCGCCGCTCAGGAGACGCGCTGCGGATGCGCGGCTGGCGGAGAGGCGCGCAACGGGAGATGCCAGAACGAACCCCGTATCGGTTTCCACGCCGACAAGAACACCCGCAGCCGTTGTTTCAGTGGTTCGCACATAGGTTGCGCCACCGGGCAAAGCACCTGCCACCCGTTTTACATAGAAACTGCTGCACCAAGTCTGCCCCGATGCGGCGACGATTGCGGTGAAAGGCTCTACCAGCACGTTCATCGCACCCGCACCGCCCGCTGCCGTGCCGAACGCGCGCAGGTCGACATACGGCATGCCCGATTCGATGCCGGTGCCCACGAGCTCGACCTCGACGCCGCCGAAGCCATTGGCGCCCCAGTTGGTCGGAGCAGTTCCCTTGTTGCCGGCAACCGCTCCGCCGCCAGAGGCATTTCGAATCTGGTTCCGCGTGCCCGCGGCTCCTGTGGTGTTTTCATAGGCCGTGACGCTGGCGGCCTGTTCCAATTGCGGGCCGCCGAGCCGGATCACCGCGCTGATCGTGGCGTTGGTAGGAAAGAAAAGATAGACGGGCGATAGTGCCAGCTGTGTAGCGGCATTGGTAAATGTGCGCGTTGTGCTGGTACGCCGTAGCGTGCTGTCTGGCGCGAAAAACTCATAAGAAATATTGCTTAGCCAATTTCCAGAGCTATCAGCTTCAATAAGTCTTTGTGAGCAAGTTATGCCGTATAGCGATCCTGATATTAGTTTGTAATAAGTTGATGCTGTCCAAATTTGGCCCTGGCTTGCGTTTACTGAAATTTCTGCATAGCAATAAAAAGCAGCGGGTTGTTCGTTAGTTGTGCCGTAAATCTGAATATCGACGTACGGAATGCCGACGTCGGTTCCTGTGCCAAGGATTTTCCAATCCACTGTATCGACGCTCGATCCCAAATACCAATTGGTCGGCGCGTCGCCTCTCAGCTTTACGACAGCACCTTCCGCGCGTGGGTTGCGGACGCTGTTCGTCCGCGCGGGCTCGGCGAGGATGCCCTCGCACGCCAGCGTTGTAGGATCATAGGTCTCCCGGATCGCGTTCGGCGCCGCGGCAACAAGCGATCCGGTCACGTCCCAGATGGTGGCGTTGCCAGACCCGGTTTCGCCGGTCCGGCCGCTTGTCAGCCCCGGTGGCAGCGCGCCAGGACCGTCGATAGGGTGAAACACCATCGCAGCGACCGGCTCGATCACCGCTTCCTTGGCGCCGACCCGCCACGCAACCGTCTCGTTGCGCAAGGTCGAGGACAGCACGCCGAGCACGTCGATCGCGCGGGGCTGCCCGAGGTCCAGAATGAGCGCGCCATACGACGCCGGCAGACGGGTGCGCACACGCGGCTGCGGGTCCAGCAGGTTCGACAGCGGCATGCCGTTCGGTGGCGTCGGAATGCTGTTTATCGTCGCGCCCTGGCGCACCCATTCGTCGATCAGGAAGCCGCCCGGCATCAGGTCCACCCCACCAGCGTGATTTCGATGCGGCGCTTGTTCAGCGTCTCGCGCCAGCCGGCGACGAAGCCGAAAAGCCCGTTTTCCAGGCCATAGGCCGGGTATGTCACCCGCCCGAGCATGCCGACCTCTACCTGCCCGAGCAGGCGATCGGTGACGAAGGTGACGACCTGCGGCCCGCGCTGCAGCCAGTCCCGCCACCGCTCTGCCCGGGCAAGCGCATCCGCCTCGGCGGCATAGAGACCCTGGAAACTCAGGGTGCGCTGCAAAGCGACGCGGGTGGTGATGGTGGAGCTGGTCGCCGCGGCGACGGAGGCGCCGCCAGCCAGCAATTGCCGGTCGGCCGTGGTGACGGACCCGGCGAGGTTCGATAGCGGGAACCAGTTGCGGCGCCATTGCACCTCGATGGCGCGCGGGGTCGGGTTGAGCGTTGCCGGCAGGACGCCCGGGGCCAGGTCCAGGATCACGGCCGCCGGGATCTCGAACTGCGGCGCGGTATCCAGCGGAATGGGATCGCAGAGGCGCAGCCGGCCCTGGCGATCACCGCTGAGAATCGCACCGCAGCTGGCCAGCATGGCCTCAGCGGCAGCTTGCACGCTTGTCGGGGTGGCGTCCTGGTAGAAGCCGATGGCGCCGGGCAGATCGGCATCAGCAATCGACCAGGCGGAGGCGTCGAACTCCGCCGAGAGGAAGCCGCCGCCGAGCGTTTCGAGCATCCGCCGCAAGACGGTCGCGGTCGAGGAAACATAGCCGCCGACATTGTCGCCTTGGACATCGGCGGTCACATCGCCGTCTGGCGATGCGCCGAGCTGGAAGCAGCCGGAGCCTGGGAAGTCTCGGGCCTGCCCCACGCCGGGCGCGCCGGTCACCAGGGTCTGCGCCACGCCGCGGATGCGAATCGCGGTATGCGCCTGGATTGCCCGCCAGTGGGTGGCATAAGTGGGCAGCGATCCGGCGCCGAGGTTATGCAGGCCGAGATAGACCGGTTGCACGTTGAACAGCGCGCCCAGCGCCACCGGCTTCGGCCGGCCTTTCAGATCGCTCTGCCCTTCCAGCCCGCCGGTACCGGCAAAGAGGTTCGGCTGCAGGAGCGTATTCAGCCGATCGGTGGCGTCCGAGACCGCGATCCGCGCGCGCATCTTGGGCGCGCGCTCGATCGCCGTGACGGTGCCGGCGAAAACCTTGCTGGTGCCAGAATGAGCGGTGCCGACATCGGTCGCCCGGGGATCAAGCACCTCGGCGGTTCGGATGGTGATGGCGCGGCCATTGGCCAGATCATACCGGGCGAGGTCGGCCGAAAAGCCGTCCGCGTCAGCCAGGTCGATGGCGGCGACGGTCAGGGCGGTGCGGCCACCCAGCCCCAGCGCGTCGATTGCGGACTGGGAGAGCTCCACATCACCCAGGATGCGCGGCGACCAGGTGGCCACGTCTGCGCTGCCCACCGGCACGCTGGAATAGCCGGCCGAGGCCAGCCGCAGCAGCGCGATATTCTGCGGCGCGCGCAGCGCCGGCGGGAGGACTGCCGGCGCCTGGGTCGCAAGCGCGGCAAAGGCACCATTCATGCTCAGCCTCCGAGAGACCGGACTTCGAGCTCAATCAGAATGACGACCGCGCGCGGCTCGCTGCCGAGGGTCAGGGTCGGCCTCACGCCAGGACCTCATCCGGCGGCAGCCCGAGGCCGGCCAGGAACGCGCGCACTGTTTCATCGGTGACCGCAATCTCCTGGGCTGCCAGCCAGCGTTCGCGGAGGACCAGCTCCGCATCGGACAGGCTCTCGACCGGCTCGCCGATCTTGAGCGCAGCCATCGCCGCCCGGAGTTTGCCGGCGACCGTCAGGCGGTCGACCAGCAGGAGCTTGGATATCGTGCGAGGACCGGCGGGCTCCGGCGATGGTGGTGGTACCCCCTCAACCGGCTCCGGCGCCGCTGGCGGCTCGATGATGACGAAGGCGCCGCCGTTCCGCGCCACCACCTCGATCAGCGGGTCTTCGACCGGGGCCGGGATGCCGGTTGTGCGGGAAAACGCATCGAGGGTCGCAATGAAGCTGGCCACGCGGGCCTCGAACTCTCCCTCGAAGGTCTCGTAGACCCGCCGCAGTATCGGGAAGGGCGGCCCGGGCGGGGGCGGCGGCTGGGCGATGATCTGCTCAGGCGGCGGCAGCGTTGGCGCGGGCCCGAGAAAGGGGGCGGTCTGGGTCATATCAGGCTCCCGCGAAGAGGGCGGCGTTCATCACGATGCCGGGCGGCACGTTGCCGCTGCCGCCGGCGAAGGCGTTCTGGATCGACACATTGGCGCCGCTGCCATAGAGGCTGATGTTCGAGCCGGACGGATAGATGCCGATTCCGGTGCCGCTGCCTCCGGTGCCGCCGGAACCGTACTCGGCGACAATAGGCTCAAGTCCGCCATGCCCCTGGCCGCCGCCGCTCAGTGGAAGCGAGTGCGAGTGGCCAGGGTCCGAGACTCCGTGGCCGTGGCCCGGGTCGTTGACGCCATGGTTATGGCCGGCATCGTTCACGCCATGATTGTGCACCTGGGGCCGCTGATCACCGCCAGCGGCGCCCAGCACCGCGCCGTCGATCCCGCTTACAGCCGAGGTCAGACGCGCCGCAGCGGTAACGCCGCCCAGGTTGTCGAGGAAAAAGATCGCTCGGCCACGGCAGTCCGGGACCGCGAATGTGCTGGTGCCGTCACCGGCGCCATAGGTTGTGCCGATGGCGGTGAAGAGGGCCGAGTAGGCCGCGCGCCCGACCAGCTGACCGTTTGGCACCAAGCAGAGAGGCGGCAGGGTCGGGGTGGCGAGGGCGAAGATTTCGCCGATGTTCCGCCCGAAGCTCGCCGGCGCCGATACAAGGGCCGTCCAGCCCGTGGGCAGGGCAAAGATTTCAGCCGAGAAGCCGGCATTGATCGCCAGAGTTCCGACGCCATTGATCGTCTCGCTGCCGCTCGGGTCCAGCACCAGTGTCGCCGTGCCGGAGTTCCTGAAGAGCAGCGAGGCGCCAGGCACAACCGCCGAAATGCTGGGGAGGTTGAAGGTGGCCAGGGCCGAGCCGGTGAAGACCACCAGGTTGCCCATATCGGCCGAGGTGGCGCTGGCGGTGGCGTTGATCGCCATCACCTCGCGGCCGGACGGCTCGATCCAGGAAAATACGTCCTTGGTTCCCGCCGGCAGCGTTACCAGGGCGCCGCCGTTGCTGCTGGCATAGACCGTGTTGCGGGCCAGGGTGCCAGGCGAGCCACCATCGAAGGTGCCGAGAAACATCTCGAACCCCGTTGCCCAGGACAGGCAAAACAGACCCGTGCGGGCCGTGGTGCCGTAGGCATCCCGGAATGAGCGAGCCCAGGCCGGGGCCGCATTCAATACCAGAGTGCCGACGCCGGCCGTTTCCGTCGTCTGCGCCGCGCGCCAGGGGGCAAAGGGCATGCTGGGTCCTCTAAACGACGCGACGGAGCAGGGCTTCGTTCTGCGCCGTCAGCTTGCGGAGCTCGTTCACCACGGCTTGCAGGGACATGGCGTTCGCATTGCCGGTCGCCAGGATGGCGGTCTCGATCCGATCCGTGCCGTTCGCCTGCGATTCGAGCAGCGCGCCCAGATTGGCCGGGTCAGACCCCGGGGCGACGGTGCGGAGCGTGCTCGCCACATCCGCGACGATGCTGGCATAGCGTTCGGATGTGCCGAGGTAGTCCCGGGCCACCGGAAGCACGCTCTGCGACAGCCGGACGAAGTCCGACAGGTTTTCCTGATTCGGATCGCCGAGCACGGCCTGGCGCGCGGCATTGAGGGCGGAGACCCCGGAGAAGTAGCGCGTCTCAGGCGCCAGCCCGCCCAGGCCACCGATTGTCAGATCCTCGAACAGCCCCCGGGCCGTTTGCAGCCGCTGCTTTTCGGCCGCGGCTTGCTGGGCGAGCAGCTGCGCCCGCTGATCGGCCGCTGCCTTTTCGGCCGCCGTGGCCTGATCGGCGAAGTCCTTCACGATCTTCAGCCGCTCCGCCGCCAGGGTCTGTTCGAGCGTGGCAAGCCGATCGGCGGCATCCTTCGTGCCCTCGAGGCCAAGGTCGAAGAACTGCTGGACGAGCGAGCGCCGCTCCTCGGCCGCCGTGGCGTCGAAGGCGATCAGGGTCGCGCCCTGATCATTGCCCGCGGCGCGAGCCTGTCGGGCGGCAAGGTTGCTGTCGATGGAGGACAGGCGGGCATTCCGCTCATCCATCAGCCGCGCCAGCCGGGCATCGCGTTGCGTCACCAGGTCCGCCTCGCTGACGCCCAGCTCGCGCGCCTTGGCGATGGCCTGATCGTAGGTCCCGTTGAGGTCGTCGATGCTCTTCTTGAAGCTGCTGACACGGTCCGTCTGCGTCAGCTTCTCGAAGACCGAGCGGACCCAGTCCACCGCGTCGAAGGCGGCCTGCGGCCCGCGCCCGGCCGCGCCGGCCACCGCCTGCTGGATGGCTGCGGAGCCGCCGGGCGCCGAGACCGAAATTCCGGCGAGGTTGATCTCGCTCGGGTTCGAGCTGGCGGCGCCGAAGCCGACGACGCCGCCGGCCGTATTGAGCAGCAAGCCCCGCTGCGCGGCGCCGGCATTGATGGCATCGAGCTGGCCCTGGACAGCGGCGATGCTGCCCGCGGCATCCCAGCGGTTGCCACCGGAGCCGGTGATGATGAGCTGCCCATTCGGCCCGATGCCGTAGCCCACGTCGCCGCCGGATCGGGACGCCATGCCCTTCTTGGTCGGCCCGAACATGGCACCGCCGGCGCCGCCAAGCGCCCCGCCGATGGCGCCGCCGATGAGCATGCCCACCGGCCCGCCGATTGCACCGATGGCCGTACCGATCAGAGCACCGGCGCCCGCACCAATGGTGCCGCCGGGGCCCACCGTGCCGCGCGAGCGGCCGACCAGGGAGGAGGTGAGCATGCCGGCGCCAAAGCCGACGCCGACGCCACCCAGGGCGCCGCCGACCGTGCCGAGGGAGAAGAGGCCGGTGCCAGCCGAAGCCGCCGTAGGCATGGCGGGCAGCGACGCCATGGCCGCTTCCGTGCTCAGGCCCGCAATGCTCGGCGCTGCCGTGCCGCTGGACAGGATGCCCAGGCTTTGCAGCAGCCCGCCGGTGCCGGTGATGCTGCTGCCGATGCCGCCCAGCCCCAGCGCCTCGCCAGCGGAGCCCAGCAGGCCGAAGCGCGAAGACATGCCGCCGGCAAGGGTCGCTACACTCGTCAGCGCGCCCATGGGCGATGCCCCTGCGGCAGGCTGCGGCGTGATTGCGGGCAGCGGAATAGGGGCAATCGGTGTCTCGGTCACCGCTGGCTGCGGGCGCCCGCCAATGGCCGAGATGAAGGCATTATTGATCGTCGTCTGCTTGGCGTAATAGTCGGGATCGGCGGGATCAAGCGCCCGCACCGCCGCCGCCGCGAGCCGCTGCGCTTGGACTGCGCTGGCCCCGGGCGGAATATCCACCAGGTTCATCGTCGAGTAGTCGATGCTGACATTACCGGCCGGCTCGGCCGCCGCAGGAGCAGCAATGGCTGCGGCGGCGGTCATGGCGGCCGTACCGGTAGCGCCGCTGCCGCCCCCAAACAGATCGGCCACGGTGCCCTGATTGCTGCCCGTCAACCAGTTTCCAAGCGGCCGGACCACGGCGATCCGCAGGACGTAGGCAAGCACCTGAGAGAGGATGCCCTTCGCCACGTTGCCGAAATTCACGGCCGCGCCCTTGCCTTCGACGAAGGCTTGCGTGATGGCCTGGCCAATGCGGTCGAAGACCTGCTCTGCCATGCTGGACAGCTCCTGCATGACGCTTTTCTGCCGCTGCAGCGCGGCCGTCTCGTCCGCAATCGCGCCGGCATTGGCGATGCGCCGGGCCGCCGTATCGGTCAGCAGGGCGGCTTCATCGCCCTTCGCCTCAGCGACGATCTTCTGACGTTCGCGGAGCATGGCGAGCTCCCGCGTGCGAGCCTGTTCCCCCTGGCTGACCAGAGAGGCTTCGGCGCGCAGCAGGTCCAACTGCTCCTTTTGCCCCCGTTCCGCCGCCCGGGACGCCGCCGCCTGGGTGGCCTGCGCCAATTCGAGGTAGCGATCGGTGAGCTGCTTGACGACGCCTTCATAGGTGGCGTCGTCGCGGGTCACGAGCTTCAGCGCATCGCTGCGCGCCCGCGCTTCTGCGGTGGCGCGGGCCACGGCATCGCCGCCAAGGTCATAGGCCGCGGCAAGGCGGCGCTGCGCTTCGATATCGTCCTGGTTCTGCTGGTGCAGCTGCTTGGCCTCGCCGATCAGCTTCTGGGTCACCAGCCGGCGGGCTTCCGCCTGCTCCGCCGCGCTGGCATGGACCTTTTCCAGCGCCATTTCGGCCTGGGCATAGTCCCGGGCCGCGCCGCCGGCGACATTGGCCAGCCGCGCCTGCTCTGACAGGCCTAGCAGGTATTCGCCGACCGGCCCGCGCAGGCCGTCATAGCGTTCCTGCAGTTCCCGCAGCGCGCCGCCGATCAGCCGCGCTTCCTCGGCCGAGGCGCCCGGCAGGCCGGCCCGGAGCCCGGCCATCTGGTCCTGTACGTCCTGCCGTTCACGGTAGCGCCCGCCGATCTGGCGAGCCCGTTCGAGCGCGAGCTCGGTGGCGCTGCGCTGCGAGGCGGCGGTGCTATCCGGGATCTGGAAGCCCAGCAGCTCGCGCACCTTGTTCGCCATGGTGGCAAGGCCGTCGATCAGCGCCGAGACCTTGGTCACCACCCAGGCCAGCGCATTGGCCAGCTTGTCGCCGACCCATTCGACCAGTGGCTGAATCTGCTGCCAGAGCCGCGTAACCGACTGCGAGAGGCTATCGAAGGCCTCCTGCAACGGCGATTTGGCGACATGCTCGGCGGTCTGGCGATAGGCATCGAGCGTCAGCCGGGCGGCCTCTGACACCTTGCCCTGGTTTTCCAGCCGCTCGATCGAGCGGAGGAGCGATTCGTTCATGCCCCGCAGGCCGGCATCGGCCATTTCCTGCGCCGCCTTGGTCGGGCGGGACAGGGCTTCCGCCAGCTTGCTCGCGGCGCCGGCCGCATCGGTGCCCATGACGGTCGCCAGGCGGTCCGAGAGCTCGATCAGGGACCGCAGCTGCGAGGTGCTGCCGGCGAAATCACGGCTGCCGGCAATGACCGCGCCGGCCGCGCGCGCATCACCGGTCGAGAGGGAGGTGGTCGCCGCTGCCGCTCGGGCGGCATCGTTCACCGAGCGGGCCAGCGAATCGTAGTCGCCGCGCGTGGCCTGGAGCCGATTGGACAGGGCGGCCAGGGCGCGGTCCTGTTGCTCAGCAACAATAAGGGAACCAGCGATGGCTGCAGAAAATGCTCCAACTGCTATTCTTGCAGGTGTCAAAATTTGACCAAGCAAAGATATTGCTCTTCCAAATCCACCAACAGCATCAACTGCTTGAGGACCTTGTTGGATCAATGGAAGGAATATGCCTTGTCCACCTGCCATCTGAACAGAAAAATCAATCAGCTGGGGGCTGAGAGCCTGGATTTCACGCCGCGTGAGGCCGACGCCTTCGGCGGCGGAGGCGCCAGCGTTGTTGAGGGCCCGCAGGCGGGTCTCGGCCCGCTCGGCATCCTCTCGCAGCTTGGTCAGGGCGCGGGCCGACTGCTCGGCGCTGATTTCACCCTTGGCCAGGTCGTCATTCAGCGCGCGTTCGGCATTGGCGAGGTCGCGCTTGGCCTTTTCGGCCCGGCGGGCGGCTTGCGTCACCTCATCGGCCGAGTTCACCCACTGGCGGCCGGAACGGGCCGAGCGAGTAACCTTCTCGTCGGTCTCGGCGACCTCCACGCCCAGTTTTTCGACGCTCTTCCGCGCGGCTTCGGCGCCAGCGGTGATCTGGTCGTCGAAACGGGCGCGGTAGACGGCCTCGGTGATCTGGCTGACGGTCGCCATGGCGTCCTACCGATTGGTGATGACGAGCGCCGGGTATTCGAGCCGGCGACCGGCACGCTTGCCGCTCTTGGCCCGTTCCATGCCCGAGAAGTTGACCGTGTAGAGCCGGCGTGCATCCACGGTCGGGAACCGCCGCCGCACGGCCTTGGCGGCGTCATCGAAGATCCCCGGGGGGACGATGACCCGCAGGCGCCGGCCACCGATCAGCTGCACATCCAGCTTGCGGCTGTAGGGTTCCCGGTTGTAGACCATGACCTCGCTGGCATCGGGCGAGAGCCGTTGCGTGTCGAAGGAGCTGCGGGACACTGGCCGGCCGTCCACGGCGAACCAGAAGCCCCGCCGGTAGCGGCCGGACCGCTCCGGGGAGCGTTCCAGCAGGAAGGCCATGGCAAAGGCCGCGGCTTCCCCCAGCACGCCGAACCGGTAGACGATGACACCATCGGGGCGAACGGTGTTTTCGTCGGCACCCTTCTGGCCATCGACGAAGGTCTCGTAAGCCGGCGAGGCCCGGCCGCTGCTGACCAGATCGGCGACGCCAGCGCGCGCCACCCGCGCCAGCGCGGCCGAAATCTCCCGTGGGGCAAGGCCCCGATCGAGGAAGACTTCGGTGCTGCGTCTGAAGGCTGACCCGCTCATGTCGCCTGCCGCTGCCTTTCGAGCCACCAGTCGATAAAGACCTCGTCCATTGCGGCCATACAGGCCGCCAGGAAATCGAGGTCATCCGGCGAGCGCCGGTGATGACGGCACCAGGCGAGCATCGCGGTCCAGGGGATGCGGCCCGGGATGGATGGCGCCATACCGCCACCGATCCATCGCCGTTCGTGGTCGAGCTGCTGCCAGGCGCGCCACACCCAGCGCACGGCCGGGTCAAGCTCCGGCGCGCTTTCGGCGGAGCTATGCGCTACCGCCGCGGCGTCCGGGTCCTCATCCGCGACCTGCGCTAGCCAGGCTGCCGTGTCGGCGCCGCCGGCGAGGCGATGCCGGAGGCAGCTGCGGAGTTTCCCACCGCGTCCTCGAGGTCCGCCTGACGCCGCTGCCCGACCTTGCCGGCGGCGGAGAAGCAGGCGACCACGAGCTCGGAGTAGTCCGGGTCGCGCAGCAGGGCATGGAACTGCTCCGCGGTGACCGGCTGGCCCTTGTCGTCTTCCAGGTTCCGCACATCGAGGACGACATGCTGGATCAGGCAGTCGATATTGATCTGCCGGCGGAGGGCGCTAGGCAGCTTGCTCACATCGCCGCCGAGGCTGACCGCCGCGCGGCGCTGGCGGGCTGCCTGGGCATCGAAATAGGCATCCGTGAAGCCCCGCGTGCGGATCTCGAGGTCTTCGTATTCGTCACCGACCACGATCCACTCGCCTTCTTGGATGGCGCGGGAATCGGTGCGGAATTTCGAGAGCTTGGCCATGATGTTCCTCTGCGGGCAGGAGCGCGGGTCTGCGGGAAAAAGGGGAGAGGCCGACCCGCATCAGCCCCTCCCCCGGCGGCCACCGCCCGGCCTTGCGGCCAGGAGTGTTGCGCCCGGACTACCTGGCGCGGTGCCAGGAGCCCGGGCGGCATAAGCCGCGCGGCGAGTGCCGCGTCAGTTGAAGTATTCGAAGCGGTCGAAGATGATTTCCGCGTTCGTCACCGGGTCGATGGAAGTGACGAAGGACAGCGGCAGCGTGACATCCTGGTTCTTGCCCTGGGCGTTCGGATCGCCTCCGGTCAGGGTGACACGCGGGAGGCCGACGATCATCGCCTGATTATTGGCCTGTGCCCGGGCATTGATATTCGTGACCGTCTGCCCCAGCAGTTTCGTCAGCAGGGTATTATCGCTGAAGTAGGTTTCCAGCGTGCCGCTGACGGTGACTTCGCCGACGCCGAGCTCATAGGCGCCGATCTTGCCGACGCCTTCGATCCGGCGGATGTTGTTCGCCAGCGTGAGGTTGAGCGAGCGGACCCAGTTGGCGGTGCTGATGGCGACGCCGTTTTCGGCGATGCGGCCGACCGAGGCATTCGCCGTCAGCTTCGCCGAGCTGGGCGCCGGGTTGTAGACCGCGCCGGAAATGGCCGAAGTGCCCTGGGCATAGTCGGTGCCCATGAAGCTGGCCGAGGCCAGGATCGCCTGACCGGTCTGGAACGAGAGGCCGAGTTGGTCGACCGCCATGCCGCGATACTGAATCCGGGTCGGGGTTGCCTGGGAGAGGAAGGTCTTCTCGATCGCCAGCGAGGTCCGGGTGGTGCCGTTGCGGATGGTGTCGCCGAAGAAAACCCGGATCGTCTGGCCGGCGCCGGCATCCGCCGCCCAGCCGGTGGGCAGGTTGTCGAGCGGGATGGCATTGGCGGTGATCGGGCCCGAGATGCGAGCCCACCCGTTATTGGCGGCCGTCCCGGTGAAGCCGAAAGCCGCGGCGGAGGCGTCGCCGATCTTCAGCCACTGGCCGACCTGGAGGCCGAGGGTGGTGAAGTTCAGCGAGGTGGACGCCAGGCCGGTGGCGGTGGCGGTGATATCGCCCGCAATGCCCTGGAATCCGACGACCTTCATGCGCGCGGTCGACGGCGGCGAGGCTTCGACCGTACCCCCGGCGATGGTGCAAGATGCGGCGACGGAGGCGCTGATCCGATAGATCGTATTGTTGTTCGCCTGGCCGAAACCGGTCAGACGGACGATCATGCCCGCCGCCAGCGAAGTGCCGGAAAACCCGTTCGGCAAAGCCGCGCTATCGGTGAACGCGATGCCGGTCGCCGTCACGCCGGTGATGGACCCGAAAGTGGGGTCGCTGTTGTCCCAGCACGGGCCGCGCGACCAGCTGGAGAAAAAGGCGGAGCGGAATACCTCGGAGTTGAAGGAGGCGTCCGGGATGAAGGCGAGCTCGAAGTTCTCGTTGCCGCCGATCATCAGGTTGATCAGCGACGGATCGGCACTCATCCGATCGGCGCGAATCTCGTTCGGGACGAAGAATTGCGGGGCGATCGACAGGCCTTCTGCCGTGATCCCGGCCGTCCGCAGCAGCGGATTGGCCGGCATGACGCCAAGGGTGGTCTCGCGGATACCCGCCACGCGAACGCGGTTGCTGTCCATTGTTGATCCTCTCGGGCTGCTGCCCCTGGGCGGGGCGGATACCGGGCCTGGTCAGCCCCGGGTCCAGTCGGCGCGAAGCGAAATGCGCCAGTAGGTGCCGTCTTCGGTCCCGACATCGCCGAGGCCGATCGACATATTCCGAAAGCGGAGGTTGCCGGGCAGTTCCAGGCCGCGCAGCAGGGCGGCCAGAGCTTCGGCATAGGTGCGGGCCTGCATGCTGCCGGTGCCGGCCGGCACCATGACGTGCAGCAGCACCGCGCCGTCTTCCACCCATCGCTCGGTAACCGGAGAGCCGGAGCCGATGCTCATCTGCTCGAAGCTGTCGCCGTAGCA